ATGAAACTAGACATAGAGCTTTGCAGGGTCATATTGCAGAAAATTGAGGATGAGGGAGGTATAGATGGTATGGAAGATTTTCCTAGCATAGACGGTCACGACGACCATTTCGTATACTACCAGATTAAGAAGATGGGCGAGGCAGGCTATGTAAAGCATAAAATACACGGCAAAGGGAGTCGAAGTGATTATGATTATTTTACAGTAGAACTAACCTTTCAGGGACACGATTTTTTGAAGCAAATGTTAGATGATACAATATGGAGCAAGACGAAGTCTATAGCCAAGAAAAGTGGCATGTCTTTAACCTTCGAAACAGTGAAAGCAATTATACCAATAGCCATACAATCATTATTGCCATAATCGGCATATACGGACAGTACAAAATTACTAGGTGAGCCTTCTGTTTAAATTGACAGAGGGCTTTTTCTTTTTGTATGCCTTTAAACAAAACTTGCAAAGCTAAAAAGTTTAGCATAAATTTGATTTAGTTTTAGCAATTTTTAGCAATGGCAGCACCTAAAGGGAATCAGTTTTGGAAGTTACGATCTAAACATGGACGGGATAAGTTGTTCTCATCCCCCCAAATGCTATGGGATGCAGCTTGCGAATATTTCCAATGGTGCGATGAAAATCCTTGGGTAAAGAACGAAGCGGTAAAGTCAGGTGATTTAGCTGGAACAATCATTAGAGTGCCGACATCAAGACCTTATACATTAACGGGGTTATGCTTATACCTAGATTGCAACACAAAGTATTTCAGCGATTTTGAATCGGGTTTGAAGGAATCCGATAAAGATTTTTCCGAAGTCGTTACACGTATACGGGAAACAATCTACTCGCAAAAATTCGAAGGTGCTGCCGTAGGTGCCTTCAATCCCAATATCATTGCAAGGGATTTAGGTTTGGCAGACAAACAGGAGCATGACGTAAGTGCTAAAATAGAACAGATTACGGGAATGGTCATTAAGTAATGCAAATTGTATTTGATACCAATGGGAACGAAAAGCAAAAAGAAGTCTGCGTACTATGGAATGATCCAATAGTATCGGATATAGCTTACGGCGGTTCCAAAGGATCGGGTAAATCATATTTAGGGTGTTCTTTGATATTTGGCGATGCTTGTATGTATCCTGAAACACATTATTTCATAGCTCGTAAAAAGCTAAATGATATTAGGAAATATACAATACCATCAATTCACGAGGTGTTTGGGCATTGGGGGCTCAATGATCGGTATTTTTCATTCAATGGACAGGACAACTACTTTACGCTGTACAATAAGAGTCGCGTGTATCTATTAGAAGCTAAATACCTGCCATCCGATCCACAATATTACCGATTCGGTTCTATGCAAATGACAAGGGGCTGGATTGAGGAAGCGGGAGAATTTGAAGAAGCGGCAAAAAATAATCTAAGCGCTTCTATCGGTAGGTGGAAGAACGACACGTATAATCTAGCACCTAAATTGTTGCAGACCTGTAATCCTTCTAAGAACTATCTCTACCGCGACTACTACATGAAGCATAAGAAGGGTATGATTGAGGAATGGCGTAGATTCGTTCAGGCTTTGCCGTCGGATAATAAAAAGCTCCCGTCCGGTTACTTGGAAAACCTTAAACGTACTTTGACAACAAATGAAAAGGAGCGACTTCTATACGGTAATTGGGAGTACGACGATGATCCGGCTGTACTTATCGACTATAACAAGATAATAGACCTTTTCAGTAATGATTTTGTAGAAGAGGGAGAAAGGTATATCACAGCGGATATAGCCCGGTTTGGTAGGGATAGAACGGTTATAGGTGTATGGAATGGGTTTAGATTAATTCGTATCGTTACGATTGGTAAAAATAAGGTTACCGAGGCGGCCCAAGCCATAAAGGAATTGAAGGATCAGTATTTCGTTCCCACGTCCAATATAGTAGTAGATGAGGACGGTGTAGGTGGTGGTGTTGTAGATATTTTGGAGTGCAACGGATTTGTAAACAATTCCAGTCCATTAGACAACCCTGATAGTAAAGAGCCGGAGAACTACAGCAACTTAAAGAGTCAAATGTACTATGCTTTAGCTAGGAAGATAAATGAGGTAGGAATGTACATTAACTGCGATGACAGCGAAATTAAGGATGCTATAATCCAAGAACTGGAACAGGTTAAGCAACACAACATGGACAAGGATACTAAAAAATCAGTATTGCCAAAAGAAAAGATTAAAGAGTTGTTGGGTAGATCCCCCGATTACGCAGATATGATAATGATGAGGATGTGGTTTGAGTATAGATTTAAATTCGAGTTCTATGTCAGATAAGGAAAAAAACATTGTTCTGGCCATACGGCTGGTTATATCGGTAGCGATGGTCTACCTAGTGCATGCATTCGTAATAGCGGATGCATCAGTATTTAATTGGCATTGGGTTGCCAGACTTACTTTTGTCCTATCAACCCTTTCCTTGTTTGTGACTGTAAATAAATCGGAAAATGTCTAGTTTAGGAACATTGGTAAGTAAGGCTCTAGGCTTCAACAGTGACCGCCGACGCGTGGAAAATCAGCTTAACGAAATACTCTACGGGAACCTGATCAACTTCAAGGACGTGGTATTTTACAACTACTGCAAAGAGGACTTTATCACGAAAGGATATATGGCAAATGCAGAGGTGTATTCTATTGTCCGCAAGATAGTCGATAAGTGTTCTTTTGCTCCCATGTACGTCTACATAGATAAGGAAGATAAGAAGGCAATGCGGTATAAGTCGTGCAAGCGTTCTATCGATAGGGTGGAGCATGCCAAATACAACATATACCGAACCAAGTCGCTGGACTTTGCCCCGGAAAACAATGATCTTTCCCGTTTAATAGATAGGCCCAATGAACAACAGACCTGGGCCGAATTGGTTGAGCTGTTACGTATCTTCTACTTTGTGCAGGGTGAGGCATTTCTATACCGGGAAACGGCGGAGGGTAGTGACATCGCGCAATCAGTTCATGTTTGTCCGGCGAACCTTATGGAACCGGTATTCGGAGGAACAATAGACGGGCCTATAACCGGATGGAAGCTGAATATGCTAAACGGCTCCATCCGCAAACTGGACGCTAAAGACGTGTTTCAACTCAAAATGGCAAACCCCAAGTTTGATAGCATGGGTAGCCAGTTGCGAGGTATGTCTCCACTTGAAGCTGGGCAAAGATATCTGCAGCTCGACGATTCAGCGGTTAAGGCTTGGTTAAATGGGGTAGTCAATGAGGGAGCTAAAGGTTTGATCAGTCCTAACCATGCCGATCCCAAATTATGGCTTAGCCCTACCCAAGTAGATGCCCTTCAAGACAGCATAGAGAAGAAAATACACGGGACCGAAAACAAGAACAAGGTTATCGCGTCTGCAATGCCTTTGCAGTACACGGCAATCGGTTTAAGTCCGCAGGCGCTAGCGGTGATAGATGGTCTTAAGTACTCCAACATCAAGCTATGCGATTTATGGGGCGTTCCTCCGGTGCTGTTCGATCCTAATCCGACATATCAGAACATGAAGGAAGCAAGGGAAAGGTTTGTCAACGAAGTTATTTTGCCATATCTATCCAAAGAAGAAGATGCGCTAAATAGATGGCTTGTAGAACCGTTTAGACGTCAGGATAAGCGCAACTATGTCTTGGACTACGATACTAGCGTATACGACGAACTGAAACTTGATCTAGAGGAAAGGAAAGCATTAGCTGAGATACTTTCGATCAACGAAATGCGAGTTCTGGAAGGGTGGGAGGAGCTGCCGGAGGAAGTGGCTAACCAAGTATTCATATCACAGGGTAAAGTTCCTTTGAGCGAATATGAAATGGGTATAACATTAAATGATGATTTAAATAAATAATTATGATCACAGAGATTATTTACGAGGCTAAATGTAAGCATTGCGTTTTCTTTGAGAAAGGTAGGGTATTAAAGAATAATGGAGAAGAATCTAAACGAGTTATACATTTTTGTAATAACAAAGAATCAGAGCTAGATCACCAAATGATTACTTTAAAAGATAAAGCGTGTGATAAAATACAATTACTATAACTAATGAACCCACGCCTACAACTAAGAAGATACGCCAACAGGGAGAATAGAAAGCTAAAAGCATATGAACGCAAGTATGCCAAGGTTATCTATTCCATTCTTGATAAGCAGCTGGAAGAGGCAATTCGCAACATCCAGCATGGCGCCATGTTCTTGGATTATGACATGTATGATAGACTGAGTGATCTGTATAGAGAGGTGGGGGTCGATCTGGCTAATGATCAGTACGACGCCCTGACGTCCTTCCATACCAAAGCATCGAACTTCTTTCTCAACCAATGGCTTGAATTCATGACCAACTATATCTTGGCCAATATGGGTCTAAGAGTGTCCCGTATAAACGAGACAACCCGAAAGAAGATCCAGGAGACCATAGCAATCGGTAACAACTTAGGGATGACTATAGAAAAGATATCTTCGTTCCTGAGGCAACGTATCGGCACTTTCAACCGGTACCGAGCTACCATGATTGCTAGAACAGAGATCGCCGAAGCTGCTAATGTAGCAAAAGAAAAGAGCTCGCAGGACTGGGAGCAGGAAACCGGAGAGAACGTGTACAAGATGTGGATACACCGTTATGCAAAAGAACCTCGTCTTTTCCATCACGAGCAGGACAACGGGAAGGCTATTCCGAAAAGCGAATACTTCTTGGTTAGGAATCCAAAAACAGGGCTCTTAGACGAGATGATGAGGCCCCACGATCCCAACGTAGGGGGAGAACAGAATATCAATTGTTCGTGTGTAGCTGTGTATGTATCGGAGGGATACGCCCGTAGAGTCAACGCCACTAAATAAGTTGTTGCTAAAATTTGCTAAAAAAATTTGGTTCGAATAGCTAAAATATTTAGCTTTGGTACTAAATTAATTAGCAATGAGTGAATTGGTATACAAATCAGCATCGGTTCCTTTCAAGGACATGGATGACACGACAGGTCTACTGATAGGCTATGCTAATATTTATTCCCAAAAGGATCTCGTTGGGGACATATCCAATCCTTCCTCGTTTGTAAAGACTGTTAGCGAGCGAAAGGCTAAGATCAAAATCTATAAAAACCACGACAATAATCTACTGGTAGGTGTTCCTCAGGAGCTTAATCCCTATGATCCGGTAGGGTTACATCTTACTGCAAAAATGCTGATGGAAACAGCATTAGGCCGAGATACCTATTACGAATCTAAGTTTCTTGTAGAGAATGGTTTTGAAAGCGGTTTTTCCATAGGCGGATATGTGGTAAAGAGAAATCCTAAGATGCGGGCGGAGGTTATGGAGTACAGGCTTAATGAGGTGTCTGTACTTACTAAAGAACAGGCAAGCCCCGGATCTATGGTCCAGATAGTAAAGTCCCTTCAGGATATGGACGAAATAACACAGGAAACATTCTGGAAAGTAGTTACTAAAGCTTATGACAATCACAAGTTCAGTGACGACGTATTGAAGTCATTGGAATCGTTTTTAAACATGTCACTCGATAACCGAGAGCCGGGCGGTAGCGCAGCCGACACCACTCCTGTTTCAGAGCCGACGCAGATAATAAAATCTATTTATTCACAATTTTTACCATAGATCATGGCAGAATTAACAGAAGAAGAAGTAAAGAAAGCGGCGCAGGAGAACATCGAAAAGATTGCGAAAACGGCCGCGGAAAAGACAGCTGAGGAAAAAGCAGCCGAAGCAGTCGAGAAGACTCTTAAGGAAAAAGCTTTTATTACCAGAGATGAAGCCGACAAGGCAGCTGAAGAAGCGGTAAAAAAGGCGTTAGAAGACAAGAAAGCTGAGGACGACAAGCGATTCGATACGCTGTCCGCACAAATCAAAAAGGCATCACAAATCGAACCGGAAGAAAAGGTGGAAAAATCATTCAACGAATACTTAGCGGAGGCTATCGAGGAAAATAAAGAGGCTATCCAAGGCTTCAAAAAAGGAAGCACAGAGCTAACAATAGCTTTGAAAGCAGTTGGCGATATGTCTATTGCTAACAACTTTCCGGGCGCTACTCCGTGGATTCAGGACGTTCGTACAGGTTTGATCGTTAACCCATACAACCGCGTATGGTTGTCGGATATCATACCTGGAGGAACTTCTTCAGGGAACTCTATCCTTTATCCAAAGGAAAACGGAGGAGAGGGAGCAGTTGGCCTGTGGACGGATAAGACTGTTGACAAGCCGCAGGTAGACTATGACCTGACAAGTCAGGCTGCATTTTTCAAATGGATCGCAGGATACGTCATTATCGAACGCGAAATGCTTGACGATATAGCGTGGTTGCAGTCGTACCTACAGGCAAAGCTTCTTATCTCGTATAAGACAGCAGAGAACAACTTCATCCTTAATGGGTCGACTGACGCAAATCCTGTAACCGGTATGTTGGCGGCCGCTACTGCGTACAATGGAATTTTCGAAAATCCCGTTGACCGCGTTATCGACGCTGGTTGGGGTCAGATCGTTGAAGACACGCAGGAGTTCTATCAGCCTACACATACCATCCTTAATCCAAGAGCAGCGGTGTCGTTAGGGCTTAACAAAGCTGACGGATCTGGCGAGTATGACTTACCTAACGGATCGGTAGCGTTCAGCAACGGGCGGTTGTCAATTGGCGGTCTAGATGTAGTTACAACGACAGGAATAGCTGCTACTGACTTCTTAACGTTTGACCGCAATGCGCTATCATACGTTACGCGCCTAGCGCCAGAGCTACGTATGTTCGAGGATGCTGCATTAGCTAAGCGAAACAAAGTTATGTTCCGTATCGAGGGTAGGGCCACATTGGCAATATTCAACGACAATGCATTAGTGACAGGGCCTTTAGCTGCTCCGGCACCGTAATCCAGGCTGTTAGTTAGTTCATATATTTTAGGTTAGAAGAGAAGGGTGGGGAAACCCGCCCTTTCTTTAAAAACATCACACATGAGAAAAGTAAGATTCCTAAAAGACCATGTTAACGGCATAAAGAAAGGGCAGGAGGGTGAGTTTAACGACGGCCGAGCGAACTATCTTGTGCGCGTAGGAGTGGCCGAGTTTGTGGATGAAACATCAGTTAAAACGTCTACAAAGCAATCGAAAGCGAAGGCAAAGACAAAGCCTGCCACAGCTAAATCGGAACCCTGTAAAACCTGCTAGTTATGGCGATACCCACATTAATCGAAGCTAAAGATTTTCTTCGTGTCGAAGTAGACTATTTTGACGGGGAGATCGAGTTGATGCTACAAGGAGCTATCCACCACGCAGAGAATATGACTGGTCGTAATTATACGAACCCTTTTGACGCTGAAACGTACGAGGATATGCCTGCAGAAGTAGCACAAGCAGTATTGATGGATGTGGCGACCGGATTTTCAAATCGGCAGAACAACACCGAGGACAACGAAAGAGAAGCTGTAAACGCGTCTATTTATGCTTATAGGCAGAATAGTAAAAAACCAATGTTCTAATGCAATTAGGCAAGTACGACCAACGTATAGAATTTGTGAAGTACGGACAAGAACCGGACGGAGCAGGTGGATACATCCCAACACGGGAGGTAATCCTTTCTTCTTGGGCATCGGTCGAACAGCTTAAGCAGCGCAAGGACTTGGAAGCGGTGAGCATGGGTTTAAAATCGGCTTTCCGTGTTAGAATGATGGTACGTAAAGAGTTCAAGCCGGGCGTAGGCACAAACGTAGAATGGAGAGGGAAAACGTACGCGGTTACTACTGATCCGCAGGTTGAAAACGTAAGAATGCAGCAGGAATGGATCTTTGACATAACTCAATCGAATGGCTAGGAGCGGAGTTGTAATCGACACAGTAACCCGAGAACTGGAAAGTTACCGGAAAGACCGTGTTAAAAAGATTATAGCGCTTGTAGCCGAGGTTATTTCCGCAATAGAGGTCGCTGCGTACAGGGACTTAAACCGTGGCAGTATGGATCGTGATAATATGGAAAGAGCAGGTGTTGACAGTCTAAACTTTATCCATATTGATAAGAAGTTTTCCAAAGGCGGACTCACCGGTGAGGTAGGGGTTTTCGGAGATAACGAGCTGGCCGCGTACTTTGAGTTTGGAACAGGATTGAGCGCAAGGGAAATACTAGCACCGTATCCGCAAGAAATTAAAGATATAGCTAAGCAATTCTACATTAACGGGCAAGGTACATTAAAAGGTCATCCATATCTATATAACAATTACTTACGGTATAAGAATGACTTTCTAAGAGATCTGGAAAAAATACTTAACAAAGAGACTAGAGCATAATGGATGTATCAGAAGCATTGAGGAGAGCATATATTGCCGCAATCGGCACTCTTACCGTAAATGGTACTGCTATTCCTGTATTCGACGAGTTTGTTAACCCTAACGTACCGTTGCCGGTATTGAAGCTTACTACCGATCCACGAGAAGAGGCACCGATGGTATACGTAGTTATTCAGGACCAGCAGGAAACGGAAGGACAGCAGAACTTCTGTAACTACCGCCAGAACTGCAATATAACCTTAAGGATAGTAACCATATTTAACACCGGAGGAGTGGTGGCTAAGAGATATGCGGAAGCGATCAGCGATGAAGTGCAAAGAAGAATAAAGCCTACGGGTAAAACGCACGCGCTGGTAAACGCGAACGGATATGTTTTCCAGAGGGTAGAAAAAGAATTAAGCCGAGGATATACCGAAAATACTAGCAGCAAAACAGCAATTAACAAAGTAATAATTTACAATAACGTAGTTAATCAGTAATCATGGCAAATGAAACTTATGCAAACGGCTGGAAGGGTATTCTTTCCGTTTGGGATGAAGCAGCAGGGGCATATAAGCCTTTAGCATGTCTCACCTCTACATCTCACTCCATGAGCGGGAATACAGTTGAAAAGGTAAACATGTGTACGGAAGGAAAAACGATTACCACCCTTCAGAGCATTACCGAAACGGTAGACTTCGAGGGAGAGGTAATTGATACAACAGCAGTCGGAGGGCAATCAGCACGAGCATCGTTAGCAGACATAAAGGCTCTCATGCGTGCAGAAGTTGCGCAGAAAAAGACTGATGATTTCAGGCTCTCACGAGATTTCGACGGAGATCTATATTTCCCCGGACAATTTTTAAGCATATCTGACACCTATAGTGCGGATGCAGATGCAACGTTTTCCGGTCAGCTGGGAATACAGGGTGAACCAACAGAAGTCGATCCACACGCAGAACCAGGAGGATAATATGAACAGAACTAAGATAACAGTTAACGGCAAGGAAGTAGAATTGCTATTTGGTATGTGGGCTCTAGGGTTAGTAGCCAAAAAAGGCTTGAAGATCACTGATATTAACGATAACCCTTTCCACTTTATTCCGCTCATCCTGCACGCTGCAGCATGTAATGCATCAGGCAGGGATGAAAGTGCCTATGACGAAGGAATGTTCTGGGATTTTGTCGATGAGGTTGGCGTGGGCCACGGGGATATAGCAAAGGCAATTACCTGTCTCACCAATTCGTTGGGATCATCGGCAAAAAAGGAGGTTCCCAAGACGTCGAAGAAAGCACCGACTACGAAATAGATTATACGGCCTGTGCTGAACTTGCTGTTGGGGAGATCGGCATTAGGCTGTATGATTATTATGACATGTCTTGGGAAGAATTTTCGATTATGTCACAGGGGTATGCTAAGAAAAGGGAACGCGAAATAGAGGATATCAAATTTATAGCTTGGCATTCGATGGTAGGCACAAGGCTTGAAAAGATACCGTCCTTTGAGCAGTTTGTTTTAGGAAAGAAATCTGTAACAAAAGCCTCCCAAAGCCAAAGAGATAAGTTTATTTCCGAAGCAATGAAGCACTACAATAGCAAGAAGAACCGGATATGAGTTTAACCGCGATAATAAAGGCAAACATAGACGATTTTACTGCGAACCTTGACAGGGCGCAGGCTAGGCTTGACGAGTTCTCGCAGGGCGTAGGCCAAAAATTGGCAAAATTAGGGTCTACATTTCAGGCTGTCGGTGGTGCTATTTCTCTTGGCGTCACGGCTCCGTTGACAGCTGCAGGGGTAGCTGCCTTTAATATGGCTGCTGAATTTGAGGACGCTCTAGGTGCTACAGATCAGATTTTCAAAGATTCAGCATCAGGAGTTAAGGACTGGGCGGACAGTCTTGAAACATATTTCGGTATATCCAAGCAAGAAGCTTTAGAATATTCCAATGTAATGGGTTCCATGCTGGTGAATATCGGCAAGCTGACTGAAGATCAGGCAGCAAAACAAGGTGCCAAGCTTATCGAGTTAGCAGGCGACTTAACCGCCATGTATGGAGGCCGGACTAAGGACGCCGTCTACGCGTTGACCGGAGCTCTGAAGGGAAATAATACCATGTTGGACAACTATGGTATGGCGGTTAACGAGGCGCTTATAAAAACTCGGGCGTTACAGCTTGGGTTAATAAGTCAGGGTGAGGAGATGTCATTATCAGCCAAGCAGGCAGCTACTCTATCCCTTATTTACGAGCAGACGGCCGCGGCACAGGGTCAGGCGGCGAGGGAGGCTGACGGAGCTAGCGGTTCCATACGTGCATTTCAGACAGAAATAGCTAATCTAAGTACTGAAATTGGTTCTGTTCTACTGCCTGTAGTAACTCCGTTAATTTCGAACCTCAAAGAGATCGTGCAGGCTTTTCGGTCATTGTCTCCCGAAACTCAAAAAATGATAGTGGTAATCGGCGCATTTGCGGCTGCGCTTGGTCCGCTTTTGTTGGGTATAGGTTCGGTGCTTAAACTAGCTCCGTTGGTTGGAACTGCTTTCGCTACCATCACAGGGCCAATAGGTATTGCTGTAGCTGCTGTGTCGGCCGCTGCTGTTTTGATTATAAAGAATTGGGAGACTATAAAGGAGTATTTTACTTCGGGAAACGGGGCGGCTTTCTGGACATCGATCTCAAACAACGCGCAGAAGCTATGGAATACCCTTAAACCTATACTGACCTATATACGGGATAGTTTCATATACACTTGGCAACAGATAGATAATAATGTTATATCTATCGTCCGGGATTCTTTTGATACTATACTAACTATTATCAGCGGAACTTTTGATATTATCGTAGGAATTGTCCAGACGTTCGCCAAACTTCTGAGAGGTGATTTCAGCGGTGCTTTGGAGTCAGTTAGGAATCTGTTTAAAAATGTGTTCACATCCATCTTGAATATAGCCAGAAATACGTTAAGTTCTATTTCTCATTTATTGTCTATTTTCTTGAAGTCTATCGGGGCCGATGAGCTCGGAGCGAGACTTGAAAATTGGGCTAATGGTTTAGTGCCTGTCAAAAATGAAACTCAGGCTGTATCGGAGAAGGTTGAGGAGTCGACTACAAAAATAACAAATCAAACTGCTGCCCTAAATAGCAATGCCGAAGCTACCAAAAAAGCAGGGAAAGGAGTTCAGGATTATCGGAAGGAATTGGATCAGCTACTTGCTTCATGGGGAATATACGAGTCTCAAATAGCGGTTATCAATACGTCATTTAGGGATTTCAATAAGCTGGCCAAGAACGCCGGGGCATCACTAGCTGAGTTTCAGACGATAGCATCTAGGGAATGGTCAGAAAAAGCAATATTAAGCTTGGATCGTATATTAAGAAATATGGATGTTGACGGATTTGAAAGTCCGTGGACTATTGATATACCAGCACAGGTTAAAATTGACGCTGACTTTACTAAGCTAAATGATAAACTAACGAAGTTAAAATCTGACCTGAAAGGTTTTATAGAATTAGATCTTCAAAATCTAGTAGGAAACAGCGTCTCGACTATGATGTCCGCAGTCGGGGATGCTCTAGCGCAAGGAGGGAATATCATAGACGCAATAGGGGCGGGTATAATCAAAAGTTTAGGAGGGTTAGCTAGGTCTATAGGTGAGCAAATGATCGCGTTCGGGGTAGCAGGTATTGCGCTTAAAAAGCTGATGATGAATCCTTACTTGGCTTTAGCAGCTGGTGCTGCCCTTGTGGCCCTTGGATCGTTCGCGCAATCGTCCGTCAGCAGGCAGACCAGCCAATTTAATGGCACAAACGCGTCGGCTAATATTGGTAGTCAGTTAACAAATGACTACTCAAATTGGAGAGGAGCACTTTATAACAACGACAAACAAGTCGTGGAGCTAAAGCTGAAGAACACCGAATTGACAGGTGCTTTAGAATTATCTAACACACGTAACAAGCGTCTTTCTTAATGGCATATAATACCAAATATATTTTACGATACTGCAATAGAGACCGGACACCTCTACGTGTGGAGATAGAGGTAAAAGACTACGTCGGCGAAGCCTTTATTATTGTGAATGAGGAAGACTATCTTCTGGATAGTGAAGGTAGCTACGTGGTTATGAACATAGACGGAACCTATGATCCCGATCGTGACCAAAACCCGATTGATGGTACGGCCTATCCATTCCTGTTAAAGTTCCAGAACGACGTTAACGAAAAACGAGGAGTGATGAGGGCGACATATGCCGATATGCAGTTCTTTGAGAACAACGTATTTAATATAGACGACCTAGCCACATCAGACGAGACGGAACTTCGTGTTAAGTTCTATTACAACAACGAATTAGAGTGGATAGGATTCGTTACTCCCGACTTCTTTAACGTAGCCATTGAGGCTAATCCTCAGGTAAACCTGACGGCATCAGACCGTATAGGCATATTGAAGGACGTAGAATACCCTATAGATGATTACTACACCGACTCTAGGGTTACCTATATGGATATATTGGTTAAATGCTTATACGAAACAGGATTAGAACTTAACATAAACGCGATTATTGACTTCGATTGTTTGCAGTTTACGTCCGTGTCCGGTAGAGATACCCATCCTTTGTTAGATACGTATGTTAGTGAGCTAAGGTTCATTACCGACGAAGAGAACGAAGAAACAATGAGCTGCTATGACGTCATAAAGTCCATATGCGATGTGTTCAACTGTCTATTTACTCAGTATAAAGGCGAGTGGTGGATCGTAAATAAAGAACAGATAGAAATAGGCTATGGGAATTTGTGGACATTTGATTTTGAAGGCAACCTGCAAAATGTATCTACTTTTGATCAAAAGGAAATCACATTCAACCTTATAGATACCGGCGGCCAAAGAACTATCATACCAGCTGGGGCTAAGAATACTTATCTTCTAAGTCATGGAGACGACCGCCTTTATCCAGTGAACAGGACATTGAAGGGCACGTCCCTTGAAATACCCGGATGGGCTCGACGAGCTCCAGTGGTGTCATATGTCATGACTAGCAATATACCTACGGAGTATAATGACTCAGGAACTGTTGTTGACTATGACGTAGACAGTAGAGCGTGGTTTTTTAATCAAGCATGTATTTATGACATCGTGTCTTGGGATGGATTACCAAGCATAGCCGCTATTGATGATCAGGGTAGATATCTAGTCCAGAGTCAACCGTTTTTGGTGCCTACACTAGATAGGAAACGAATGAGTTTTGACTTGACAATAAAGGCGGTGGGCAAACCAAATAGCTCGATCATGTTAATGGTAGGGCTAGAGTTTACAGACTCATATTATAAATATGCCGGTTTACGTACCGAGTCAGACGAAGAAGGCAAACCGACAGGCAAGTACATTTTCTCATTTTCAAAGTTCGGAGGAGATACCGGGCCATACGACAATATAACTAGCGGCCCAACAAATAACCTGATAGTTTTCGGGTTTGAAGATAAGTATAAAAATACAGATCTTGCCGTAGAACAGGAGTTCAAAATATCTGTTGACGCTGCCGGAGGTGTAAACCAAGGGCATCTAGATTTAACAACGGCGAAAATGTTTATCCGTATTTATCCAAACAAAACGCAGGGGACATCCACGACAGGATATCTTACAGCGAATATGATAAAGGAGATCCGGTTAGACTTCAAATCAGATAATCAAACCCCAACTGGAACTGTTTTCCAGACAAAGCTAGATGCAAAATATACGAAACCTACCGATCGTATAGAAGTACCTTTTGGTGACTATCAGACGTACGGACAGAATGGATATTTCTACAAGTATCGTGAGGATTCTTTAAGCATACACTACAACGCTGATGGACAGCGTCTAGCAACGTGGACCACTCCGGTGGACACGGAGTCTAATCCAGTTCTCGTTCACTCGCTACGGCAACTAACCCGAAGCTATGGACAAGCACACGACGAGCTTAATATAGGGTTTGATATACCTAGAATAGATCCATTTGCTAAATACGCAGTAAAGTGCTTTAGTGATAGATACATTCTGGTAAATCCAGACGACGACTACCTTCAGGACAAAGAAGGAACATACATAACAAGCAAAATCGGCAAATACCTTAACAGCAAAAAATTTGTATTTGTCGAAGGAACAATCGACTACCTAAGAAGCCACTTTACAGGTAAACTGGCACAAGTAAGAACTAACGATGTACAGCACCAGGAGTTCATTTACTCCTATTTCGAACAGGGTGACATAAGTTAAATACACGTTAGAAAATGGCAACAGTAAAATTTCCAAGCGAAATGCCTACTCCTACCACGATAAAAGGTACGGATAAGGTTTTGATGAGTAACGGTGACAACGGAGAGTCTATGGCTCCGCAATTTGATCAGCTTAAACAGTATCTGAGTATAACGGGGATAGATCTAAATCCTAGCGATTACCCCCCTGGATCAGCTTTACCTACAGGGCCGCTTGGTGAAAACCGGAGAATAACAAATGTAATTCCCGGCTCCTACACATGGAACGGCAATACCTACACAGTACCGGAAGGGTATACAGGAACTCTTTTTTGGAACGGCTCTTCTTGGTCTCTTACTACACAGGAGTTGCCGGTGCCTGAGGGGACGAACTTGGTAGTAAAAAACGGAACCGAAATAGTAAATCAGGACGGGGTATTCAGGGCGGTAGATCCGATTACAGCTGGAATAGCTCCTAATGTCTTTTATAATGCGTATACAATAAATCACAGCTCGAGTGTTCCGGGAGTCTACAATAGTGTCGGTGTAGTGACTAATCAGGGGGAGTTAGGATATCGTCGGACTAATATTTTACCGGCGACATCTAACAAGATTAAAATAAAAAATGTTTTGTATGCATTCAGCTTGTTGTTTTTTAACGAACAGAACGTTTTTGTAGCGTCTACCTTGTTGAAGGTTGGGGAGGGGGTTTATGATCTTCCTGCCGGGGCGACGAAATTTGCCTTCAACTTAGAACACCCGCTATACCAAACGAGTACTACTTACAATATTGAGATAGAAGAACAAAAAACAAGCGTAAAGCAATATGTAGATTCCTCAACATTCCCATTAATTAATCTACCAGAATCTAAATCCTCACTAGTTGTCGTCACATCCGATATGAAATTGCCGGGGATATATAACGCTACAGGACAGGTGATCAATTCTGGTGCAGAAGGCATGTACAGGAGTCCTCTTATTCCAGTAGATACAAATCATATCTGGATAGAAGGCATGTTGTTTAATTTCAACATTATACTTTTTAACGAAAATCAACAATTCGTAGAACTCAGGGTTCCAACAAACGGAAGTTATAACGGAGATATATCTTCTACAATTAAATACGTTGCGTTTACCTTAGAACACCCAGCATATCAGACTAGAACGGATTATAGTATAGATATAAGCGTTAATAGGAAAGACGTAGCTGCGTACATAGAGGAAGTTATCGGTCGCGAATCTTTTGATTTAAAAGGAAAAAATGTGGTCTACGCAGACGATTGGGTAGATGAAGAAGACGCTGACAAAATAAACAAGGCTATTTACCACCAAGCACAGTCTATGAATGGAGGAGCTGTTATTGTAAAAGATAGAACGTATCTTCTAAACCAGGCTATTATAATCCGAGATAATGTAGAACTGTTATTAGATAATGCAAAGTTAAAACTTAAAGATGGTGTTTTCGATAACATTATACGAACGCACTCTATTAACCCCGACCCCGCCAATCCAAATGGACTATGTTTGTCCCTTGGCGAGACGAAAAAATTTAAAATTCTTGGGCTGAACGGAAGTTCGATAGAAGGTGCCGATATTCCTTACACAGCATTAAACCCGAAAACAGGCGTAAATGAACCGTGGGTAGGAGATTATTACGGATGGAGGACTATAGGTATTTTAGTGGCTAACGGCAAAGATTACGAAATAGCTGGGTTCAAAATGTCTAAAACTCACTGCTGGGGGATATCTCAGGAGTGGGGGTGTGATGGAATGAAAATACACGATATTGAGTTTGATACAAATGTAAAAAACGGAGACGGCATAGATTTTAGAAACGGGTGTAGAAACGGCAAGGTGTGGAATATTTTTGGAAAAACGAGCGACGATACCGTAGCTATGACCGCACTAGACGCTTCTTTTAATTGGGATACCCCGAGCAGCCCTTATATTTTCCCATTACAGACGATGGGATTCGAGTACAGCTTGGACAATGGAATCGAGAATATAGAAATAGACAACGTTCATTGCTCGGGTGCGCATCACGTTATCATCCTACTTGCTACGAGCACAAAAATAAAAGGTATTAATATATCCAATATATCTGACTTAAATTCTCAATCTACTAAAACAGAAATAATAAGGGCGTATTCCTCTTATGGAACGGGATATATTAACGGAAATATAAGTGATGTATCTATGAATAATATTATTGCTAATAAAATCTCAAACTATGTAGTGGATATGGCTGTACCGGTAAATAATGTAAGGATAAATAAACTCCGTAACCTAGGCACTACCGGGAGTATTTATAACATAGCTTCTGGTTCTACGGATGTAATAGTAAGTAATTATTAACCCAGCACCTACAGCGCATGGTAGGTGCTGGCATTAAATTTTGAAATTATGAAAACAGGAAATAAAGGATTATCGCTTATAAAGACTTTCGAGGGATTCTACAGCAAGCCGTACTTAGATCCGGTAGGCATCCCCACAATCGGTTACGGGGTAATAAAATACCCCAACGGCAAGCGTGTGACTATGCAGGATGCTCCGATAACAGAGGCTAGGGCAACGGAATTGCTTGCCCAGCTGCTCGAGGAGACATACGAGAAGGAGGTTAACAGGTTAGTCAAAGCGCCTCTTAACCAAAACCAATTCGATGCGCTTGTGAGCTTTACGTATAACCTAGGAGGGGCCAACCTCGGACGGTCTACGCTATTAAAGAAGATTAACGCGAACCCGTGCGATCCTTCGATAAGGGCGGAGTTCGAAAAGTGGAATAAAGCCGGAGGGAAAGTCCTTAAAGGGCTTGTACGGCGCAGGAAAGCAGAAGCAGATTTATATTTCAGTAGAGAGAAGTAATGAGCGAAATAAAAGAGCAACAGAATCAGCCGGCAAAGCAGCCAACATTTATGCAAATCGTAAGGCATCCGGTTACGTATGCTCTTATGGTAGTGGTATCTGTATTTTGGTTTGTCCTGTATTATATAGCTGATAGCAAGGATAGTCAGCTTGATCGGGAAGCTAAGCTGTATGACCGTATCATCGAGGAGGTGCGCAAGCAATCTAAGCAGGAGATTACCGAGCAGATAACGCCTATTGCGGAGAAAGTAGATACGATTAAGCAAAAAGCAGATTCGACATTCAGTAACATTAATAAAAGATTGAAATGAAAAGAGCAATACTAATATCGATGCTGGTGTTCGGAGTGATCGCCTCGTCGTATAATAAAGGTAGAAAACATGAGGTACCGCCTGTAAGGATGGTAGAACTAAACAGCAGTCTGCAGGAGCTAGAATGCTCACTAGACAGCCTAAACCGCGTACTCGATGAGAAATCTAACTAAATTGCTAGCACTGGCGGTCATGGTGGCCGCCTTTGCTTCGTGCGGTCTATCCAAGAAGTTCAGGAGTAAACAGGCCTACGAGCTGGAATCCGTCGAGAAAAGGGATAGTTCCGAGATTTCCTCGGCGGTCAGCACCACCAACGTAAAAGAGCAATCCGTGGATAAGGGTGTTATCGTCACCGATAGGGAGGTTACGACCGTAACCGAGAAAGGAGGGAAGTCGAAGGTTACGGTAAAGAAGGGAGACCTTAAGCCGGGCGACAACTATCTTAAGGATAGTGCGGGCGTTGTGGTGAAAGCAATCCTGGATACGCTAAACAAGACGCTCACGCTGGAAGTGAACGCGCCGGCCGAAAGGATCACTAGGACAGAGAAAGAGCGGATCACAGAGCGTAAAGACAACACGACCAACAGGGAGGAGCGCAAGGACCAGCAGCAGCAGAAGCATGTAGCTGTTTCGGGGGAGAGTAGGAGGAGTGAGGGTGCGTCGTCTTCCGTCAGCGAGAGCAGCCCCGACCGGCTTGCAGTGTTCCTTTCCCGATTTGGATGGTGGATAGGTCTTGGAGTGGTTGTGGTATTCTTGGCTTGGTGGTTCTTTGGGGTTGGGAGGAAGAAATAAAGCGGGATGAAAACGATTTATAAGATTATTTTTGGCGTGTTACTTGGACTGGTTGTAATATGCCCGATCTCAATCGCTATGAATTTCTTTATAATCAGGCATAATGCTAAGCTACAATACCACATAGACTATAGGGATTCATTGATCGACGAGATGCAAAAAAGGCAATTAGAGCACTTTAAAAGGATAGATAGTTTGGAGTTTGAGTTGTTCAAACTGAATTATAACCCACTCTAATGAGGGGCTTTTACTTCGAATAAAGCCCCTCCACTTCCTCAACAGCCTTTTGCAAGGCGCGGATCGTCGCCTCCTTATCAGCGTCGGTGAAGCTATTTCGCTGAGTTCCTTTCAGCTTGTTGATCAGCTGGGCCGGTGAGAGGCCGAGCTGACGGGCTAGCTCGGCTTTGTTTATTAGTTTTGGGAGTTCTATTGACATTATAATTTCTTTTTCTATATTTGCTATAAGGTCAAGTTAATCCTACAAAGGAATTGGAAAAGAGAAATCTTTAGGTGTCTGAAAAAGACAATGTAATCGTACCGGTAGGATTAACTTGATTCTTTGATATTTACACGATATCAATAATTTCTAATACTCTAGTGATTTTTACGATATCACCGTCATCACAAAGATTTCTTCCAATATATCGGCCTTCAAATTTCACAATCTTCGTAGCATTTGGGCATGCAGTAAAGTCCGTTGCTAAATCTATATCATCAACTGCGTTGACACCGAATGCTATGAATTTTCCGTTCTTTGCTTCATAAGGCATTCCGTTCGCTTCGAAGTATCTATTTAAAGCATCCTCGTCATAATCGTAAGAGCCTGATTCACCGAATTGATCGTTTGCTTCGTATAGAATATCGTCGAAATCTGATGCTAACTCTATCGAGACATCATTGATGTTAAATTCGCCGTTTATACCCCTGTAGAAAATGTCCATGTCCTTTTATGTTATTGATTACACTACAAATATACGCATGAACATTTATTCATGCAAGAGAAAAATGAAAAAAGTTTAAATTATTTTTCAGCTTCCCTAATTTTCTTGTCCAGCGGATCTGTAGATACTATTTTTCCGGCCTTTATCAGTTCAATAAAATACTCCATGTGACGAGGTTTCAGCCACGTTTCCCCCTCGCTGATCCGCCAGCGGAAACCTTCGTTCTCGTAGAAAGCTATCCACCCTCGCGATATGTGGTTTATTTTTACATCCCACACACCGCCCCCATAGACCCAATTTACGGTCACTATCTGCCTCTTGCCCTGATAGATGAACGTCTTGACTGCGGCAAATTCGAACCGCATGATCAGGGCGTCCAATATAGCCTCGCGGAGGCTTGCGGACAATGTCCCCTCTATATGCGACCATTCGTTGCCGTATTTCAAAAAGATGAACCGCTGCCCATTCTTGCCGATCACGTGAAATGTCATAACGTTTCCGTACTTCTGCACGATCTCCATGGGGGCCGTTATTTCTTTACCTCGATATGTGAACTTAAGCGTTTCCATATTTGCAAATTTGCTAAGAAAATTAGCAAGTGCAACGTGCGGAAAATACGTGTTTTGGGGATGGTTACCATACGGTTTCCCGTATCCACTAAATTTCCTGCTGTATATCCGGTCGGTTAGTGTTGATCCCCCGTGCGCTGGTGACACGGAAAGTCCGATGGGCATTAAAAGATAAGGGGTATAACATACTTAAATCGCCATTGCCATTAGATAATGAAGATCCTACGTGGTATGCTGAAAAAGTTGACGATATATGGAAGTATCTCGATGATCTTGCTGGCGCGCCGTTCCAGGAGCCTAACGTTTTGGTTATCGATGACGCTTTGCAGATCATCCGGGATGAGGATTTGAGGGGTAGTGTTTGGGTGTGATTAGCCCCTGTAAAATACTTCCTAGATACACTATACCTTTGTAATATGGCAAATATATATTTGTCCAATAACGCAATTGTAGAGCGTTATACCCTACAAGACGGGAGTGTCTTGATTAGGGCTTACTTAGGACGCGGTAAGGGAAATGGTTCAGCGTCGGGATATGTACATTATCATAATGATACAAAGGTGTCACTAACTGATTTTTTACTTATTTTAGGAGAGCCGTTGAACGGTTAAACCTATCCAACGCCTCCTAATTCCGATAGGTTGGAGGCGTTGTTGTTTTGTAAGTTTCATATCTTTACCTCCAATTCTTCTCCTGTCAATGCGAAATATAGGTTTTGGAGTTGGTGGAGGTTATTTACCCATACGCTGTACATATCACTTATATGAAGTTCAGCTACACCTTCGTAAAGCGTTAAAGTTCCAAATAAAATAGGATGTCGGTAATCGTTGTATTCTGACCTCTCGAATCCGCACTTTATTATTATTTCCTCTGTTAGGGGGATGGGATAAATACGGTCAAAACTTTGATGAACTTGGGCAAATCTACATCCTTTTATAAGAGTATATACGATTTTATGCTCTATACCGCTTATCTGTCTAATTTTATCGTGTTCTGATCCGTCGTTTAGGTTTACGTAGTTTCCTAAGCGTAATTCTGTTGCTTGTATCATCTGTATCTGTTTTTATTTTTCCCTTTCGGGAGTTTATAATCTGACGAATCATCCAATTTCTTAGCCACTACGTAAGCGACTGCTATTGCTATAAGTCCGATCATTGTTTAACTTTCTTTGTATAAATCATTAAGATAATCTTGTGTAATCCCGTATTGGTCACAAATACCTTTGCATAACTTGCTATTCCTCCAAGCGCATACAAAAACAATTTCCTTAGCCAAAACTTCTTTAGATAAACCCCTTAAATCCTCAACCTCACAATCTTGACCTCCATTTTTGTAAATATTATCAGTAGGGCATTTTTTACAACACTGCTTATGTATTTCTTTTCTTCGGTTAGGGTATTTTTTATCTAATTCGTCAAGGTATTCTATTGCCCCTTTCATATCTAATCTACTTTAATAAATAAATAAGTACGTTCTTTATCCCATACTTTGGATTGTGCTTTTTCCCATTTCATTTGATGCAGCATTAATGCTGATTTTGCCTCCACTTCTAGAACATTTCCTATAAATCCTATTTGAGTTGGTTTTTCTTTTCCATATTTGTTCTCAAAATAAACCTCATTGGCTTGTAGGAGGGAGTAAAGGGAGTTTACCGAAAAGTTTTTTGTAAATACGTTTGTCGGGTCTTCCGACTGCTCTAAATAGTTCCTATAGCAATCAATGTCAAACCCACAATATTCACATTTGCAAGCACTCGTGATAGTTTTGAACTCAACAACGTTACTAGCAACTTTCTCCGCCACATCACCAACAGCACCTAGGTGTTTCCAGTCTCCCCCAACATCAAGCTTTTTAACCCAATCGTCATTTACTCCGTCGGTATGATTAGGCACTCGGGCGGTTATATACCCCATACTTATCACAGGGTATATTGCCCCCTCGGGCAACTCCACCACCAGCAGATCGAGGTGGGGGAGGGTTATTGTTTTAGTTTTTTGCATGGTTAAATACTTTATCTTTTAATTCTAAGGTAAGACGAAGCAGCTCCCTGGCTACTTCGTCGTTTATTTTGCCGTCAATCCATTCGGATTTAACGAAGCTTTCAATAACTTCTATGTCTGTGTAGATTTCCATTACGCTACCATTTGTAATAATTTTTCTCCTTGTGCCTCTGCCCATGCCTGCACGACATGTGGAACCACACTGTTACCGATAAACTTCTTTTGGTCGGACTGGTTGCCGTATAGCTTGTAATCTGCCGGGAACCCTTGGATAACTTTCAACTCTGATACTTTAAGCATTCGCATTTTGATATCCGAGATACCATAAAGCGCCATGAACTCTTTTATTTTGATCATCGTTTCGGAATCGCCCTCGTATATCTCTATCCGGACATTGGGATCGATAACGTATTGGATGAAATAAAGTGGCGCTTTGTCCTGTCTTGCAATTATCGTCGGGCATGGTTGCTCGATATGCATAGTATGACCGCCGTGCGAAGGGTTGTATATAAAGCCTTTGGCGGTCATCAAACAATGTTTGTCGTTTGCGAGTATTGAGCCGGCCGGCTGATTCACCGATTGATGGTTTCGCTCTCCACTGTATTGCTTATCCAGCCAGTTGGTTTGGATTAAAGTAAATCTATCTTTTGTCGTCAACGTGCCAGCCGGCTCGTTTACCGATTGTACATTTTCACCATTTCCGTAATATTTAGCAAGGAAACAAGGGGTAGCAAGCGCAAGTTTATCTCTTGTCAAAATAGTAGGACAAGGATTGTTCAGGTCGTTAGTCTTGCTACTATGATTGTAGTTAACCAAGAATGCAGGGTTGACAAAATAGTGGTGCTTTCTACTTGCAAGAAGAGTAGGGCACGGCTCGTTTATGCTCCGGGATATACCTTTGAAATTACTTGTAAGTACAAAGGGTTTTACGCTTACCAACGATTCATGAGGTATCGTAGTGATGGTCGGAGCTGGGGAATCAATAGATGAAATTTTATCATTTGTACTTCCTGAATAGTGTTTTACTATATAGGAAGTTTGAGCTAATGCTAGCCTACCTTGGCATGATATTACAGGTGACGGATCATCTATCGATTGTGCTGCAACTTTTCCTCGTTGATTCATGGAATTGTATTTTACTAAGAACGATTCCTTTCCGCCAGCCACCTCTTTGACCAGTCCTGCATAGATCCTCTTAAGGGAATTTTCAACCAGGGGTTTTTCTCGACCGAATATACTTATTCCCTCGTCCTCAAAGTCCAACAGATCCCGAACGGCATTCCACTTTTTTAGTCCGTCGCCAAAAAGTGTATCTTTCTTTCCTCCATTTTTTGAGTGCGTTGGTTCCGGCCAGACGATCGGAAGGCCGTGTTTTGCAAAACATCCGAAGAGCCGATTCCTGGATGTGTACGCGCCAAAGTCAGCGGAATTGAGTTCCCGCCATTCGTCACGATATCCAAATGAATTGATATGCTCGCGCCATCTCAACCAGTCTTGTCCGGATTTCATGCTGACAGGTTTACCGTTTTCATTAAGTGGCCCCCAGCTCATAAATTCAACAACGTTTTCAATCTGCACGTAATCTGGATCAATCGCCTTGATGTATCTGTCGAGGTGATCGGCTAATGTCCGGCTATCAGCATCACGAGCTTGACCGCCTTTCGCCTTGCTGAAATTGGTACACTCCAAGGATGCCCAAAGGACGACTTTGGCCCATGGGTAAAGCTTGCGATATTGTGTAACTATATCGACCAGCGGAGATAGTTCCAGTGTACGTATATCTTCCTCGAAGTGGTATACTTCCGGATGGTTTTCCCAATGGCTCCTAATGGCTTTATGATCGTGGTTGACGCAAGCAGCAATTAACGCTATAGGATTTCCGTCTTTGTCTTTCGCCTGAGCGAATCCTGTTGTCGTTCCGCCAGCGCCGCAGAATAGATCTACGACGATATAGCGTATTGCCTGCGGGTTATCTACTATCTGTGGTGTGAAAGGTTTATGTTGTAGTATGAAAGCGTTTATCATAATTCTTCTTCCTTAATTGGATAGTGAATAATTTGGTCGTCACAAGTTATTGATGCCCAAACAATAGTTACTTGTTGGCCGTTTATATTGACTGTCGTAATACTCATATTTTATTTCCTCCATACCCTCCCCACCGCTACAGCGATGAAGAGAGTGGTTAATAGTTCTATCACTAAATTTATTGTTATTCGATAATATCATCCGTTATGGTGATATCGTCCATCCGGCTCTGCAGCGTGATCGTTATCCCCTCTTTACCTCGGTAGCCGAGATAGTCCAGATACCAGCGAGAAACGGTGGCTGTAGGGCATCCGAACCACTTCGCTACGGAAGCGATGGAATTGCCCTTGGTGATCATCACTATTGCTCGGGCCCGTGTTTGGAGAGGATAGCGGTGGCTCATCACACACCTCCTCCCTTAATATGGTTAGTAGTCTTAAGCATAGTCTATACATACTATTTTGTCGTTAATAAATCCAAAATTTTCGTTCTTGAAATCGTGGCAGACTCCTCTAAAACTTTCTCTAATCGATCTGTCCGAACTTATGTCGAAGGGTACAATTTCTGCTCGCCGCTGGATATTCAGTAGCCCAAACAACGAGCTGTAATATGTGTATGCTACTTTATCCAGTTGGGGCATACCTTTGTATTGTTTACAGTACAGACGTTCGTTATGGTTGGCTAAACATCCTGATAGAAAGTTTTGGTGACTATATGTGAAGTTTGGGATTTTAATGGCGTACTTACCTATTAAGAATACCAGCCTAGTTACTCCTTGCCTCATAATTATTCTCCCTTAATGTGGTTAAGGATGAAGTTGGCGCCGTCTACATATGCTTCCACTTCTTGTTCGCTGGTGTAAACATCTTCCTGCGCAAGTTCATTGGCGAACTGACGCATTGCTTCTTCGGTAGGAAGGTCTATTTCTTCGAGCCAGTGATCAGGATTGCAAAAGAAGTACTCGTCATCTAGCCAGCTTTTGTCTTTAGGAAAGAACTGAACTAACCCAATGTCCGTTAATATATATCCACCGTGTGCCGGCAACCGTTCTGACACGGGTACCGATCTGTATATTTTATGCATTGTTAGCCTCCTTTCTTGCTTTTAGCATAGCTTTAGCCGTTTCGTAAGCATCAATAGCAACATAATCGGTTACGCTGATTCCACTTTCTTTACGGGAATCCTGTATTAATGCCATCCGCAATTCCTCATTAGCCAAAGATGCGTGCATCGCCAATCCGGCGAAGTGGTCTAGTAATTGCTGTTCTTCCAAATCTTTATGCATTACCGTTTGGTTTTTATGTGGTCTTTCAAATGTTACCATTTTTTCCTTCCTTTCTTTTCGGGCCGGTTAGCCCTCGGTTGATGATTGCATCATAAATGCATTGTTTAACCCTAACTTGAAGCAGTAGTCATTTACTGCATATCTCCGGTTGGCCTTTACAAAACCTTTGGCATACCGTCTAATTTTACGGTGCTCGGATTTAGCTTTCGATCCAGCCCGACGTAAATATTTAGATCTTATGACGCTCATGTAATTGTTAATTGTTTCTTTAGACATTTTTAACTCTCTATTACCTTAGAACATTTCTTACAGGTGCGCTTCCACCAGTACAAATAGTTGTGTTCCACTTCCCATTCGTGTTTGCAAACAATCTGTTTTAAGTATTTTATAAGTGTCATGATTGTTTGTGTTTATTGATTAATGATTCGATCTCGTTGTGAAGTCCTTCCAATTGGGTGAAGTCCATCGTGTTGATCCCCTCGTTGATAATTTCCAACATCTCCACCAATTCCCTATTCTGCTCGTTTGCATAGCGGATGGCGACTTGATTTACACTAGCGTTTAATACTTTGTAAGTAAGTCCATGTGGGTTTATTAGTAACTGTTCGTAAGCATTAAAAACCGAGTTTGATTTATACCCAAACCCCTCGGCAACCTCATCCTTTATCTGCTGTAGTGTCTTACCCACCTGCCACCTCCTCTCTCTCTGGAGCGACAAAGAAGGATCTAAGCCTTACATCTCGTCCGTATACTTTTAGCTGTAGATTGTGTTTTGATACTATTTCCTGTGCATGGTTAAAGGCTGCATCGAGATCCTTTACCCTTACTTCGTATCCCCCGTTATAGGGGCGAAATGAGCCGTAGCCCATTAGCTTTTTAAATTGTTCTAGCATTGTTTAGATTTTTGTTAGTCTGGAATAAGAAAGGCCCAAGCGTCTAGCTTCTTCTGGGTGTGTTTCTATATACTGATGGTGCGGCCAACATAAGGCAGAAAAAAAGCGCTTATCTGTTAAATAAGCGCCTAATCTTCCTTTTTTATGGTGCAAAGTCACCTCCCTGCTGGTACATCCTGGATATTGGCAAACAGGATTCTCCTCCAAGAATTTGTCTCTTAGCTTTCGATATCGCCTCAGCTGATCTAAGGTCTTCTTGGAAAATTTGGCTATTCGCTTTTTAGGACGGGGTAGGGGAGTTTTCTTTCTTTGCTTTTCGTAGCAGTATCCGCACATCTTCTTTGCATAGATAGGGCGGTAGTTTCCGCAGGATATGCAGTTGGATGTTTTACGTTTCATACCATATGCAGAATTTTAAAAGTAAACCGTAACACCAGCCATTGGCGGTATGATTATACCCATGAACCGGATGATCTCTTCTTTGTAGGAAGGCTCGAAGTCACAAATAAAGAAGTTGTATAAATTAACGAGCCAAGCGATAATGAAATAAGCGTAGGCAGCAAAGTAAAATACCGCGCCGATTAGTGATAACTTTTTCATACTGATTCTATTTTGATTGTTTTGGTAAATCTGATTCGTACACCCTAACTATTGTCATAGGTGTTCCTGTTGTGTAGACCTTAGCTGCGTTCGTCTGACTAACATAGCAGTCGTCCTTCCAGAATATACCGTTCAGGGAGTCGAGAACGAACTTAATCAGGTTGTCGATGTCCGGCCTAGAGGTATGATAAAGTGACATCCCCGGCTTTACGTTACCCGCGTTCTTACCTGTACCGAAATGAGACTTTGGTCGAGAGAAGTAGAATATCATCTCCACACGTAACGGTATAGAAAGAGGTTCTTCAGGAGCGTTGGCCTGAACGATCTGTGCGAAAGTCTGTTTGTCGCCGGCCGAAGGATCGTAACTGAACCCTCTGCCCATACGATGGCGCTTTAATGCCTTAGGTTCTCCGAGTACTTTAATCTCGATCATCTTCACCTCCTACTATTATTTCCACTAACTGATTAAGGCTTACTTCGACGGGGTGACGTACAGGACAAGCGACGAGACTAAACTCGTTATTTCTGAATACTAAACAGTCGTTTCCGGCATCGTACTCCTCGTGGTAGTTTGGTTCAACGGTAAGATGTTCTCGTCTTATTCGTGTTACTGCTTCCTTAAGCATTTCATGACCGTATATTACTACGTGTACGTTGTTTAAGTTGTTTTCCATAATAGGTTAGTGTTATTGGTTGCCGAAAAGCAGGTTTATAGCTTCCTCTTTGGTTATGGTCGTGGCGTATTTAAAGGAATCAAAATTAGTGTGATATGGATAGTTATCACCTTCCTTTGTTTTAGTAAGAACACTCACTACGTACTTATTTTCTCCATCATCCCAAAACTTACACACATCCCCAACCTTAGGTTTTTCTTCGGGTTTGATACGGTATTCGAGGCAGGAATCCCAACGCGGGTAATCGCAATCATGCCAATAATCACCACTAGAATATCTAACTTGTATCACCTCTCCTTTTTTATGAGCTTCTTTAAGCTCAGCGAACTTGTCAACGGGTTGATTGACTATTTCAGCCCATTTTCCGTCTTCAAATACACGAGGGTTAGAACATAAACCGTAACTAGTTTTAAGTCCTTCTTCGTAGTACAAAAATCCACTACTAAATGATAGCTTTATAGGGTTCATTTTCCCGTCATAACATTCAAAAGGCTGAACTTCCCGAACCTTACCACCATCCGTAAAGGATTTGAAAAATGTACCCTGTGTTAAGAAGCCCCTCCGCTTAGCCTCCTTCACCAAGGCTTCTTCTACTTCTTGGGGAGTGGCTTCAACCAAGCAATCAATGAATATGGGATTTCCATTACATCTATCAAACCAATTTCCATCTATGTCAAACCCGTAACCATAACCAACCCCTCTTGTGATTCCGGTTAAATAAACAAGAGATCTCCCTGCTCTTTTGTACCACCTATCCAATTTCGGTTCATCCTTAGCAATACCTATATGTCTTTCGATTGCTTCTAGTCTTTCGCTTACTGAATTGATTGCTTTAGCGGCTTTTGACGCTATTTCACTAAGTTCAGCAAGATTATAGAATGTTGTTTCTGATTTAGCCATTTCTTTTTATTCTTTAGTTAATAATTCTGTTATTTCAATCCCTGACTCAACAAGATCCTTGAACCATCCCATAAGGGCCAGCTGCAAAGACTCCTTATAGACCAATTTTACGCCCTCGCTACCCTTTTCCATAGCACCGGCCTGCTGAATACACGAGGTTATCCTTCGACGCTCGTGCGGCTTCTGTATAAGCTCCGTTTTAAGTTTCTCTACTGCCTTTGCTCGCCCATTATCCAAATACTCCTTTTGCCTCTCCGCTGATAAAGAAAAAAGCCCCAGTTTTTTGACTGCGACTTTGTACATGTAATTCCCGTGATCTTCGTAGTAACCTGACTTTTTGTACTGCTCAAAAGCGTAGGATAGGAGCTGCTTGTCTTTCTCCAAAATCTCCTGTTCGGACGGAGGTTCCTTTTCTTCTTCTTCATACATCGTTTGTTTTGCGATTTTTGCCCTTTTTTCTGACGCGTAGTGAGACTTTATGAAGTTTGTGAATGTTACCACGTTCAGTCCAAAATAATCGCCGTAATCGCCTAAAATCCCTTTTTCGATTGCAATGGGTATTTCGGCTATACGGATGAATGGGCAGGACTTCAAAACAGTTGGTAGAAGATTGTCGACGATGTGATCCATCTGATTTGGGTCAACCTCTTGCCCCTTGTCTCGGAAAGCCTTGTGTACGGCTGTCATCAAAACCTTATCCAAATCAATTTCCGGAACTTTGCATATCTGTTCGGAAGACAAGGCTTCGAGCTCTCGGCTCAACAGATGTACGGACTGTAGATTCTGGTCACGCGTTGCTATCTTGTTTTCCATATTTTTTAATTAAAGCTGATTGGATTGCGGTTGTGGCGTCAATTTTCATTTTCTTTTCCGGTGGCGGTGTGGTTATCGGTTTCCGGCCCTGCCTTACCTCCGAAGCGATCCATGAAGCGCAATAGCGTTTAAACTCCTGCTCTGTTTCCTCCGTTTTACCCGAAGCGGCCAAGTGCAAACAGAAAGCTTCAAACCATTCCAAAACCTGCGGCATCAAAAGAGAATTTTTCATCCCGATCGACTGTAACCACGTCGTGTGGCCCGCGCAATTTTTTTTTAAAACTTCAATTGGCTGTTTACCGAAGGAAAAATTTTGTGTGGGTGAGTTCCCTATATTGTTTATCACACTCTCTTTTACTGTATCTGTTACTATAACTGTTACTGTATCTTTAACTATATCTTTTACAGTTGAATCTGTTGAGCGATGTTCAACGTCGTTGAGTTTTGTTAAATCTGTTATTATATCTTGTAAGGAATCAATCAAGTAGCATTCGGTATATCCACCGAATTTATTGTTTGGAGTGTATTGAAACTGATGGTATTTGTTTTTTATAAATGACTCCATTTCTAGCACATCGTATCCATTTTCCTTCGGGAAAAACTGCGCTATTATGTCAAACTTATACCCTAACTTTGACGAACCTATGCCCGATGAAGAATACCTACGACCTATAGAATTGTCGGTTACTCCAACCTTTATAAACTGTTCAGAAGAAGAATAAAACCTAAGCACATAGACTTGTGTAGTTGATAGTCTCCTAACCTTGGCACTTTCTTTTCCAGCCACTGAAAACTGAGCCTTTTTGCTCTCATACTTTTTAAGATCCCTCTTTAGCTGGTTCTTTATAGGTTCGAAGGAGATCGCTAAAAGACGATCCTCTTTAGGGAACTCTGGATTTTCATCGTTTACATAGGAAAAAATATGCTTAATTAACCGCCCAGATTCCTCATCTGACAATAGATTGAAAGTAGCTATCCAGTCCGCATACATAACGAAAGCTTTCTTTTCCTCTGCCATACGCTACTCCTTTCTTTTGGTTGGCCCACTATACGCAAGTAGTCTTACTTTGCAAGATTTTATGTCTACATAAGACATAATTGCTTGATGGCCCATGTCAGATATGGCAAGGAAAAGCTTGCTGGCTTCTTCCTTCGTCTGCAGGCGCTGTACGTCCAGACTGAAAGTCGGTGCTACTATCCGGTAGGGGTATTCAAAGTCGTCCTGACGTAGGAGGTATTTCTGTTTGTGGCTTCTTATAGCCGATGTTGCTCTATCCATGTTGTTGTTCTTTTAGTGATTTTTGATTTGCTTTTTCGCAACCGTCGTTAAATTCTCGTAGTTCATCCGTGGGCATGAATGCAAAGTGTCTGAATAACCTGTATAGTTCAAAGCTGTGATCGCCCTTCATGTGATCCTCGCTTTCAGGCTTCATGGTGAACAGGGGAGATAAAATTTTACGGATTCTTTCAAGATCCCTGTTGACCGAGTTCAGAACTACTCCAGTACGTATCTGCATTTCCCTATTGTTGATGTCACGTAAACCAATAGTGAAACATGTTTTCATTAGTTCTAAGGCAGTATCTCCCATGAAAAGGTGTATTGATATGTTTTCTTTCAATTCTTTTCTGAGAGCGTCTATAGTTTCGGTACTCTGAATCTCAGATTTGTGAACCATCTTCTTTATTCGCATATATTTGAAAGCTCCTCCTGTAGCTCTTTAATCTTGTGCTCGATCACTTTCTTACGAGTATGTGGAGAACTTAAATCATCGACCACGGAGGAAATGAAATGGTCTAGGCCTCGTTCGATGTCATCTAGATAGGTTCCGGCAAAGAATATCCGAGTCTGGACTAGAGATCCTGAGCCAGTTGTGCATATATCTAGGTGTTCTGCGTCGAACGCGCGGCTTGTAATTCCAACGCCGGCCTTGTTTATGCTCAGTTTGCTCTCGGAATCTAGCGGATATGATCCTCGTTCTATAAGTTCTCGATAAGGGAAAACCTTGTTCTCCAGCTTATCTACTATTCGGTGTAATTGTTCCATTTTGGTTATTTCTTCGGGGTACGGCAGATAAATATCCAGGTGCGCTGCTATGCACCATATCTGTTCTAAAAAATCTAAAAACTCTTTGTTTGAAAGGCCTGCGTTGCTTGGCGTATTGGTTACGCGCTTAAGTAGCTCGTGTACGTCATCATCCTTAAGGATAGGGGTGCAGGCGTTGAGCTGTATGAGACGGCTTCTGATGGTCGGTAAACAGAAGCCTCTATAATACTTGTGAAGCTTCCAATTGGCCATCTACTTAATACTCACGTTTAGTCCTAACCGGCCTTTTTGAAGGGGAGGATTTATCTGAACCCCGTTTTCGTCGAAAATTGGCTTAGTGATCGTCTTTAGGAACTTTTCACGCTCTTTACGCTTCTCCGTCAGCGAATTGATCTGCTCGGTCAGTTCGTTCCATTCCTGATCATCGCAGTTAGAGAAATCGTAGGATACTCCGGTCATACGCTCGGTTATTTCACAACCGTACTTTTTGTATACCTCGCCCTTTGACAGTCTAGTTTCCTGCTCTGCGTATGGACGTACTGTTTTTTCAAGCTGCGTAAACAACTCCTGCCCTTTCTTTGCTGTTATGAAAAGCCGTAGAGCGTCCACCTGTCCTTCCTGAAGATTGCACTTAGTTTGCTGCAATACGTTGTTAATATAAGACCTATTAAGGTCTAATAGGGTAGAGGTAGAAACCTCCAATTCAAATTGATTTTCCATTACGTTGTTTGTTTTAGTTCCAGTTTACGCTTCGTTAGGATGTCCGTAAAGTCTTTGCTTTTATGGAGATGTCCGTTTTCGTTGTAGATTTTTACAAGTTCCTCTGTCGAAGAAGCATCGGATATCATTTTTATAGCTTCGCTTACAGTTACCTTTTTAGCCTTCTTGTCATCCTGATCTGTAGGGGCCGGCTTACGGTCGGGATTGTCTATGTCATCCTGATCTGTAGGGATATGGAAAAATTTCAGGATAAAATACCGTTCTCCGTATGTGAGGGCGGAGCCGACACCCTTGTCCCAGTCGTTTTGCCCGTTGGCTCCAAAAAGGTTTTCGTCTTTTTCTCCGGTTTCGACGTCTACCCACGTAAACCGCATAGATACTTTAGATAGTATCTCTGACTTTGGTTTCTCGTATTGGGTGCCGACTCCTGTTCTATAGTCCATCCTCTCATTTTCAATGGACAATACCTCCTGCTTAAGCAGCACGCCTAGTTCGTCCATTTTAGACCGTACGTGCGATAAAACCTTCTCACCGGATACGTATTCATATCCGTGGCCTTTCTTGTCTTTAGAAAAGCCTCTAACGGATTGCTGTATTGTATGTAATTTCTTGTATATGCTCATAACCCTACCTGTGCTTTACCAAAACAATAAGCTAGCGTCATTGCTATTCCGATGATCAATATCGACAGGACGACGCCGCCAATGAACTCAATTGCATTTTTTGTGGATGGTGATAGGTAGAACCACTGCAGCTCTAACCAATCGAAAACGTTTCTCTTTTTCATTATTGTTGGTTTTTAATCGTGATACCATTTTTCAGTTAGTTCCAGCACTTTCTTAGTGCTGTAGTATACCTTGCCGTTCTTTCCTCCGTTCTTACGGATGGGCATGAGACCTAAACGGCCGGTTATGTCCTTGAACGTGGCCAGATCGAAAGCCTCGATTATCTCGGATTTGGTAACCTGGATCTTGTCGGCAAATTCCTGCTTTCGCTTTTCGCTTAGGATGGACAGTGAACGCAATGCGATGCGCTCGGCTATCCGCTCTAGTTCGTTGTAATCCATATGATGTGACTGATTGATTTAAAATGAAAAGCCCGACTATTTGCCGGGCTAGTGACGTTTAAGTTATTAGGCGGCTAGAAACGTCTTAAATTTGCCTTCCTCATTTGGAGTGGACAGGGCAGGGATCGAACCTGCACGATAGCTTTACATTTCGTTGACTATCCGCACCTTAAAGCGAGCGTCTACCAATTCCGCCACCTGTCCAAATAAAAAAAGAGATGCCGCAGGTCAAACAGGAGGCGGAGTCCTCATAAGCCCCCATGTCGGAGCGTTTACCGACACTTCTTGTGTTTTAATTCACTCACCCTAACCCGTAGGGAACATCTCTTTTAACTGCACCATACGTGGGAATCGAACCCAGCCCTTGCCGTACCTTACGGATATGGTGTTTACACAGGTCGCTAGTCGTTAGGACTTATCGGTCGGATAAGAATTAAGGTGTCGCCTATAACACACCGCTAACCAAACTAGCTTCCGTTATCTTTTTACCACTTGGCAGGGGAGAAGATTAACCCTTATCTGCTTTTTCATGCGTGCATGGTGGTTTTCCGTACGTCAAATAACTATTGCTTTTGATTATAGTCCCAAACGTGCTATTCGGACTGTCGTAGGGGAGTGCGGAATCGAACCGCTTCGCCAGTAAACCCCTGTTTTAGCCAACTTTTAAGGCATGGCTAGCGCCTGAGCAACCTGTTTTTAGTTGCTTAACTGTCTGTTATTCAGATGTTATTTAGTTTTTAGTTTATGCTCTGAATGTTATTTTTCTGTACCCATTTTTTTCTGGGTGTACCGTTACATTTGGATGCGTCTTTTTCGCAGATAGAAACCTGTCGATGAAGTACTGTTGCCCCTTCCCGGTTACTTTTGGTGTTTTGCTGATTGATATATGCCCGTCAGAATGGGTGATAGAAGTTTCTTTGATTTCGAACAGACCCAGGTTCATAGACTTTTGAGTTGGCATATTATAGTCAGAGCCGAATCGAGAAATTAGGTATCCGTTTTTTCTCATGTAATCAAAAAGCCTATTTTGACCAATGTCGTAACCGTTCTGCTTGATTATTTTAGCAAGTTCGCCTATCAGAACGGTAGTCTTGGAGGCAGATACGGCGTCCGCAAATAGCACCTTTGGTTTTTGTTCTTCCAGCTGCTTTTGCTGCTGCTCGATCTGCTCGGCTTGGTTGGCCGCCAGCCTTAAAGCTTCCGATAGGGATGACGGCACTTGGAATTGCTTGCTGTTTTCCAGTTCTTCCCATCTTAGGATCAATCGAGCGCGAGCCTCGTCGTTAAACTTCGTAGCTACGTACAGGCTTTCCTTTTTGGTTAGTTCGTACATGGGTAGTTTCCTGCCTGTTGGGTCTTTGTATTCACTCACGTTAAATTTAACGCCAGTAACTTTTACCCATGCTTCCTCCATATTGCGGATAGCCTTTAACACATTGTCGTGTGTTTTTCCTGTCAACTCCGCGATTTCACGGCTTGACATGGTTTGTTGTATGTTTGTTAGTTGGTTCATTACGCAATCCTCCCTATATAAACTTTCCCGTTGTCTATCCAGTACTCATAGACGTTATTAGTCTCCGCGTTAAGTTGTGTTTTTAGGTTTCTTGCCCATCCTAACGTATTTACAGGGAGAGCCTGACCGACCTTTAAAAGTCTGCACTTTGGTTTTAAACCTTTCCTGATTTTATCCCTTACCCAATCAGGAACTTTTGTCACTTCAATGTCATTTACTTGCATAGATGTACATATTTATATTTACTGTTTGTCGAAAAAGTGAACAAAAAGTGTACATTTGCATTGCGATTTAAATATATACTTAACGTTCACTGATTCAAAGGTAAATAATGTTTTTACTTTTGCAAAATTGGTAAACGATATTTTTACTAATTTTATGCAAAGCGTTGAAAATCAAGGAGAAAAATTTAAAGAATTTTTAAAGAAAATTGTTAAAAGTAAGAAAGTAACATTTAACGGGGAGCCTATCAACATGGAAACGGCGGCTAAGATGTTAGGTTATAGTAAACAGAATCTTTACTCCAAATTCAAGTCGAAGCGGTTAGACTATGACTCGGTAAAAACAATCTTAGCTACCTTTAACGTTACGGAAGAAGAACTATGGGGAGACGACTTGAGTAAATCAAATGCAAGACCAGCAGCATTTAAAGGTACTGGGAAGCCAAATATGTGGGTGGTGCCTATTAAGGCACAAGGCGGATTCTTGGAAGGCTATGGCGATAGTGTTTTACTTGAACAGAACATAGAGAAAGTATATTTCCCGTTTATAGGGCAAGAATGTTTTGCTTTCGAAATAGACGGATTGAGTATGATAACTGAATATCTACCTGGGGAGTATTTCGTAGGGACACCTATAGAGAACTTCAATCACTTGGTAAAAGGTCGTGTATATGTATTTCAAACCATAGACGGGATTATACTAAAGGAGTTTGTAAAGATAGAAGGAGATTATATCTATTTGAGGTCACATAATGAAGATTATAATCCAGTGAGGCCTATATATCTAAAAGAGGTAAAAAGAGTATACCAACGAGAAATGATTATTAAAAACTAAATATTATGAAGTCAATATTAACAATAGTTCTATCAATGATATGCCTATTTATATATGGGCAGGTGGATTACGATACATATTTCGCTACCGCCGGGAACAACAAAGAAGAGTTTAAAATACAAATTACCGAAAAAAAAGGCGTTGTCGACGAGGTTTATATATATTCCAAGTCTGTAGATAACACGTATGATAAATGTGTGTTAGTAGTGAAAGCAAAAAAGTTAGGCACGTTTGTAGATTATCTCAAATATGTAAATACAAAGTTTAAGGAATGGAGCGAAACAGCTATAAAAAATAAAGTAGATGATTTCTCGAAAGATATTGATGCTGATTTAAGAGATTACTATTCGGTAGGGTTCGCTTATGATGATTGGTATATGGATTCAAGAGTAAAATTAAAATCTATGTTTGCGGTGAATGAAGGCGATCCAATAATTTACATATATACCGGTACTATTTATAGTAATTCTAATAGCTACATACAAAGCAAGGGTCTTTTCATGCCGTTCGCTACCCCAGAAGATTTACAAGAACTTATTGATAAACTTGATGTATCCATGATGCAAAGATCATTGAGCAAAAATTCAGATACCGAAAATCTTTTTAATTAATGAAAAGCATACTACTACTATTATTAACCATTCCTATTTTAGGTGTTAGTCAAGATCTGCCCCAGGTAGATGGAAAGGTAGTATACTCCATTGATGTATATAATGATCATGCTGATAAGATGGAAATGTTTTCATTGTGTAAGAGTTTCATAGATGAAGTTTTAAAGCCGGAGAACGTAATATTGCACACGGAAGATTTCACTAGTGGTCAAATAATAGGTAAGGGGGTATCTGCTTTTGACAACGAATCTAAAAAGGGTTTTAATTGGGCTGTAGGAGCAGCAACCAGACCTACGTTTACTCTTCAATTTGATGTATACGATAATAAAGCAACCTTAACCATAAAAGAGATAGTTTTGGCTAAGCTAAACGTTATGGATGAAGTACTTCGACCTATGGGCCACGCAATTGAAAAAGAATTTAAAGTAAGTAGAAAGTCGAATTTAGACAAGAATTGGTAG